TGCCAGGAGGGTGATCTCCGTGATCCAGTCCTCGTTCTCTTTGTCCACTGCATCATCGATGGCATCCTTGGTGACCATCGGGATCTCCATCCCACGTCTCGGTCCCAGGAGGGCATCAGAGTTGTCCAGGAATGCCCTCACAACGATTTTCTGCTGTCTGCTGATCAACCCCCTCATCAGGGACAACATTCGTCTCTCAAGACGTTCCTGGTTTCGGAGGAACCGGACCTCGGCCAATTCAAAGGCAGGGTCCTCCATGATGTGGGACCACCTGTCCACCTCACCGATCCTGACCGGTTCTGCCACCTCGACGTTCCCGATCCGAGTGGTCCTGACCACTGGAGGGAGGGACCGATCCGGTGGGGGTGCTGCCGAGAGTAGACCGGCAGGAATTCTCTCCACGTTGGAGGGGACCAGGAACACATCACCGTCATCCTGTTCGTCCTCACCCAACATCGAGAGTCCCTGGTTGATGGTGATCATGCCTTTCTCGATCATCTTCAAGGTCTTGTCCAGGATGAAATCTTTGTCCTCATCCACGGGGGAGTCGAACTCGAACACCATGTCCTTGACCCGAGGGATTCTCGGCATCAAGAACATATTGATCCCCCACTGGATTTTTCTCAGTCGGGGTCTGATGACGTTCCTCTGGTAGGTTCTCTCGTTTGCCTCGGCATTGGCACGATTCACGTCCTCGACCAAACCCTTTTTCGACTCGGGGACCCCATAGGAACCGAACACCTGTTGTCTCGTCATCTTGTCGATGACATCCAGTCCGATCTGGTTGAGGGTCAGTCCGAGGAGTTGAGCCTTGGACCCTTTCCCCAGGACAGCCGGTTCCCCAGGTCGTTGGAGGTGTCGGTCTTTCCATCTCTCAGCCAGTTGGTCTGCACTCTTTGGATCGATGTCCTGTTCCGTCGTGATCAAGATGGGTGGGATTGCGTTGTTCTTCAGCAACCCTGCACCGTATCCACGAGACTGGAGATCCAACTCGTGGGACATGGCAAAAGCCTCGACCGGTGATGCACCACACAGGGGTTCCTTGGGGTGTGGATACCGGAAAAAGATCACGTCCTGGGTGGGGAGAATCTGGTTCCCTCCACCCGAGGTGTTGGGGATGTTGATCCTCCAACCCACCAGACGACCGTCCTGGACAACCGGTTCCTCGATCCAGTGTGGATAGATGATCTGGATTCCCAATGCCTCACCCTGACCGACCTCGACCAGTGGGTTGTCGGCAGTGATGATGTGCCAGAATGCCTCTCCCACCAGATCGAGGTGGAGGACCGTCAACTCGACAACATCCTGGAATGTCATGAACGAGTTCGGACGTTTGAACTGTCCAGGGACCTGGTCCGACTGGATTGCCTCTGTGTCCTCCTGCCTCTGCCCTCTCTTTCTGACAATCTGCCATGTCTCCTGGCCGACATCGGTCATGATTGCCGTGGTTGCTGCATAGACCCAACCACTGAATGCCTCAAGTTTCTGTTCCCTGGTCTTGATCGGATGGAGATCAATTTCGGGTTGAGGCAACAACTGAGTGAACATCCCTGCCGAGGAGGATTTCCTGGGGATTGGGAGGGGTGTGCCTCTGACAATCTGACTGAGTTTGTCCTTGAGTGTCATGTGAAAATCTGGATCGGCTTTCTGGAACCGAACATCCGAAAGGCAAGACCAAGACCCATCACACAATCGTCGTTCATTCCTGGGGGTGCAGAGTATTTCACCCCCGTCCGTGTGTAGGTGTATTCCATCGACTCCAGTTCCCCTTGGATGGGGATCTCTTTGGAGTGTTCTGGGAACCCGATCTTTTTGGCTTTCTCTTGTTGGATTCCGACTGCCAGTCCCTCCATGAGTTGTTGTTTCGAGACACCGGTGAACTTGAACCCCTCGAAATTGTCTCCACCATCCTCCTGGAGATGTTCGAGGATCGGATCACCGACCCCTGTTGAATCGACCAAGGCAGGGAGACGGTTTGTCTTTTCCCTGATCAGTTTGATCTGCTGTTTCCACGGATGCTGCCACCGGTGGAACCGGCACACTCGACCCTTGTCATCGAGTCCAACCCCGACCGTCCAGTCCACTGACTTGGCAAGATCCCAACCCCAGGCCACAGGTCGTTTCCTGGACAGAGGTGACACACAGTCACGAATGTGATCAAGACCGAACGGGTTCCCCTCGTCATCCCCTGCCACTGCACCATAGAGTTCCTGGAACACACTCTCGGGGAGATCCCGTTTGGCCGAGTCGATCTCCTCCTGGTTGAGAATTCCTGCCTCGACTGCATCCTTGGCAGTGATCCGATGCCAGGACATCCCGATGGCACCGTTCTCGGCTTTTCGTGCCATCCTATATGCCCAATTTTTCCGACCCTTCACGTTGCCGATGATCCGAATCAATCCACGAGTTGCAGTGACGGTCGTCCTGATGGCATGGAATGCCTGTTCCCTCATCCTGGTTGCCTCGTCCAGGACAACTGCAAACACGTCCTCCCCGAACAGGTTGTCCGGTTTCTCACCTGTCTTGAAAACGATGTTCACATCATTGACCAGGGTCAGGGTGAGGTGAGTCTCGTTTTGTCGGAACGGCATCCCACCGATTCGGAGAAAGTGTTTCAGTCTCCGATAGGCAATCTCTGCCTGTGGATACACCGGTGCAACCCACCACACGTTGTCCCCTGGACGGAGGTTGAATGTCTGTTCGACAATCCAGACGAGACACCCCGTCGTTTTCCCACTCTTGGTCGATGCCTCGATGAGGGCAATCCTCTCCGGTGAGAAAATTGCCTCGAACTGTTTTGGATACAGGTTCGGCCTATTGTATGAGAGGCGAACCTGGGTCCTGGAAATCTTCCTCATTGTCGGGTCCACCGTTCTTTGAGTTGGGGTCCCCGTTGATGGCAATCGTGAACTCGAACGGTTTCCCATCCTTGCCCAGGAAATCGGTCTTGTCCGATTGTCCGAGATACTGTTTGCCCAACCAGATCAACATGACCACGTTCCCACCGATTGCCTTGTCCCACTGGATGGATCTGAGGAGTCGTTTCCCTGCATCACGTCCTGCCTCGATTGCATCTGCCAGTTTGGGGTCCTCACGTTTCCGTCTCTTGAATGTGGAATAGGAAATCTGGAGGATTGCTGCAATCTCCTCATCGGGACACTGGTAGATCGAGGCACCCTGGATGATCCCCATCTGTTCCTCGGTCAGTTCGATCTTTGGTCGTGCCATGATTCACCTCATTCATCGGGTCCCGTCCAGGACGACATTGCCCTGGATCTCACCTCATAATCCAAAACCCGAGGTGTCTGAACCTCTTTTGTTCCAACACTTTGACGGGACCCGAACTCAGTCATCTGATCTCTCGATCATGTCTCTCCACAACTCTTTCAGTTTCCTCTCGACCACTGGATCTGCTGCCGGTGGCATGAACCGGACCCCGAGTCGATAGGTGGTCCCGTCCAGATAGATCGGAGTGAGTCTGTGGTGGTTCACTTTCTTGTTCCTGAGATCCCGACCGATGAATCTCTCCACCAGGATCATCATGCTGCCGGTGGATCGGTCCAACCTCTCCAGGGTTCGGACAGCCTGAACTCAATGATCACGTCGGTGTGTTTGTCAATGACCACCTCGATTGCCTGAGTCTCACCCTCCAGACCGAACATCCCGTTGATCACACCCAACATCCCGATCTCTGGACCATCAACCTGGTCGTCCTTGGTCGGGACCGTGGGATGGGTGGTGAACTCTTTGCTGACCCTGACCCTCTCGGTCATCAAGTCGGTCAGGGCATACTTGTCCAACCGGACCAACTCATTCAGAAAATCAACAACGAATTGTGCAGAAATCTCATCTCGTTTGATCATCACGTCGGGATCGATCCCCGTCCTGCCTTGTCGTCCCGTCATGGTCCTCCTATGGTTTTCTGATGTTTCGTTTCACAACGAATGCCTGGGGTTTGGTGGGCAGATCGTCTCCACCCGAGAACGTGACGAACCCCTGGATGTCCCAATCACCTTGAGGCACCAGGAGTCCATTGACCGTGAAGAATTCAGCCAGTCCATCGGTGCCTGGGACGTTCACGATGGTGAGTCCCAGAACCTCTTTGGTCTGTCCACCTGGCAATGAGAACCTGACATCGATCTGTTGTGCCGTGGTCAGATCCAGGGGACTCCCCGTCTCGTCCACAAACTCAATCTCGATCCTGATCCCGATGGCATTCTCTTGGAGTTCAGTTGTCATTTCTTTGGACTCCTGGGTCAATCTCCAGTGTGAACCGAACCGATCTGGTCATGGTCAACTGGATGGGACAGTTGAGAACAGTTTCGAGTGTGATTGCCTTGGTGATGATCCCCTCAAAATCTGGGGAGATCGTCTGGATGAATGCATCCTCATCGAGTTCCAGGTTCAGGGTGTCAACCACCGAGATGGCATTGAACACCTGGGAGAACTCGGCCAGATCGATGTCCAGTGTGTCTGCTGCCTGGATTGCATTCACCAGTTCCGAGGCATCCAGGATCTCGATGTCGAGTTGATCCACTGCCTGGAGGAACACTGCCACATCAGCCTGGTCATCGAGGTCGAGGTCAAGGATGTCCTGACGGTTCAGGAACCCGACCACCTGTGCCACCTCTGCCAGGGACAGGTCCAGGAGATCGGTTGCCTGGATTGCAACCACCACCTGACCGACTGCCTCAACGACTGCCAGGTCCAGGGTGTCTGCTGCAACGATGTCAACCTGTTCACTGGTGACCACGTTGGACTGTTCATCGAGGGCAATGTCCAGGATGTCGTCCCGACTCAGGGAGACGAGAACGACAGGGACCCCCTCGATCAATCCCAGGTTGAGGGTGTCTGCCCTCTCCAGGAATGCCAACAGATCGGTCTGTTCGATCAGTGCCAGGTTGAGGGTGTCCTCGACCTGGATGCCCACGGCAATCTGACCAGGACCCTCATCGATCTCGACATCCAGGGTG